ACCAGCTCGGCACCGCAATGTCCTACGTTGGGCCTGTGGCTTCCGCACTCGAAATCTCGCTCGGTGACACTGCTGCAGCTGTCGGCATTCTTTCGGACGCGGGCATTCAGGGCAGCATGGCTGGCACCGGCCTCCGGCGCATCCTTTCCTCGCTGGTCAGCCCAACCGATCAGGCTGCTGATGCAATCAAGAGCATGGGCCTTTCGCTCGCAGAAGTCTCACCGGCAACAGAGTCGATAACCGACATCGTGGAACGCTTTGCCGGTGCCAACATAACGGCTGCAGAAGCATTGACGATCTTCGGTGATCGGGGCGGTCCTGCGATCCTTGCTCTGACCTCTCAAATTCCTGGACTGAACGAGCTTACGACCGCTCTCGGAGATGTCGAGGGTGAGGCGCTGCGCATGGCAACAACGATGCGCGACACCCTTCAAGGCGACCTTCAGGGATTGGGTTCTGCAATCCAAGGCGTCGTTCTTGCTATGGGTGAGGCTGGGCTAACCGGCATTCTCCGCACCGTCGTTCAAGGCATCACTTCGGTGTTCCGCCTTATCGGGGCACATATGGAGCGCATCCGCGCCTACATTATCGCAGCAGCCTTGGCGGTGACAACATACTTCGCTCCGGCAATCATCGCAGGCGCTATTGCGATGGGACGCCTTGCTGCGGCTGCACTTCTGACGCGTGCGGCCTTGATCCGGACAGGCATCGGCGCGCTGATTGTTGGCCTTGGCGAAGCCATCTATTTCTTGGACCAGATGTCCGGAAAGCTCGGCGGCTTCAGCGAGATGATGCGCATGTTTAGCGAGGTCGCAAAAGAGGTCTGGGAGCGGTTCGGCTATGCGGCACAAGCAGCACTTTACGGGGCGCTTGAGCTCTGGCAGAACTTCAAATTCACCGTCTACGATGCCATGCAAGGCATGGTCGATGCGACCTATGACGGCACCAACAAGATGATCGGCGCTTTCGTCGGGGCCAAGGATGCGATCATTGCCACTTGGCGTGCAATTCCTGGGGCGATCGGCGACTTGGTGTTCCAAGCGGCGAACAGCTTGATTGAGGGTGTTGAGAGCATGCTGAATGCGGCGATCCGGCGAATTGACGCCTTCGTCGGCAAGATCGGAGACGCGCTCGCTGCTGTTGGAATTGAGACGACCTTCGGCGGCATCGGAGAAATCAGCCTTGGCGGCGTAGACAATCCATTCGTCGGACAAGCAGCCGCTGTTGGCAAAGCAGCATCCGAGGCCTTTACAGCGGCCATGGACGTCAACTACACCGGAGCAGCGCCACGCCTCTTTGGACGGCTCGCGGCAGATGCTGCATCCATGCAGGCGATCTATTCTCAGATGGCAAGCTCGTTCCGCGACTTGGCTGGGCGTCCGCTTACTTCGGTGCAGGCCATTGTCGACCGCTTGCGCGAGAGCGGCGAGGCGGCTGGTGAGACCGAAGAAGAGATCCGAACCGTTGCAGAAGCCTTGGCAGCTGTCAATGCAGAGACCGACAGGCTTGGCGGCGCTGGCGGTGGCGGCGGAAAGGGCGGGGACAAGGCCAGCGAGGGCCTCCCGAGCGTTCTCAATGGGCTCGTTTCGCCTCTGCAAAAGCTCGCAGGAGCTGCTGGTCAGATGCAATCGTCCTTCGCGGACGCCTTCACCGACATGGTGATGGGCGCAAAGTCTGCAACTGAGGCGCTTTCTGGACTGTTGCAGATGGCTGCACGCGCCTTGATCAACAGAGCTTTCGCAAACGCCTTCGCCTTCGCCTTTGGGGCGGCGGACGGGGCGGTGATGTCCGCTGGCAATGTGGTTCCTTTCGCAAAGGGCGGCGTCGTTGGTGGTCCGACCGCTTTCGGGATGTCTGGCGGCAAGACGGGTCTTATGGGCGAGGCTGGTCCAGAGGCCATCATGCCTCTCAAGAGGGGCGCAGACGGAAAGCTGGGTGTGGCTTCTCAGCGCGCGACAGAAAAGATTGAGCTTGCGATCACGGCTGAAGAGGGCGAGATGTTTACTCCGCGCGTTCGCCAGATCAGCGGCAATGTGGCAATTCAGGTTTCGACGCAAGCCAACAGGCTTCAAAAGCAGGCATTCGGATCTACACTATCGCAATATGACCAGCGAGGCACAACAGCATGAGGACCATAACAATCCCGCTTGAGTTGATGCTGTCAACAAATTGCAACTGGGACATTGATTGGCGCAGCCAGAGCATTGGCGAAACTAACGCCGCGTCGCGTCAGATCGTCTACAATGCCTTTCCGCGTTGGATCGGTTCTCCGCAGCTTGCCCTCGAAGGCCAAAAGATAGCGGAATGGCGGGCCATCAGAGCACGCGCTCAAGGGCGTCGCAATGCCTATCGAGTTCCAATGATTGATCCTTTGTCGTTTGACTATGGGCTGATCACAAAGAGCGAGGCTGAGCGTGGAATCATCCCGACAACGAGCAATCCATTTTCAGACGGCAAAGGTTATGAGTTCGTTCCATTCTGGAATGTGGTTGGGGAGCCTTACGGGGTCTTTGATGGATCTGGCCAAGGCACGCTCCCGAGTGCTGGAGCTTATCAAGTTTGGCTAGATGTCGGAAACATTAATGCTGTCCCGAAAATAGGCGGTATCTACTCAATCGATGATTACCCATTCGTGGTTACTGAAGCCATCGCCCTCAGAAGTCTGGTCAGGGAGGATGACTATCTTGCCAACAGCGGAGAGGGCGCAGAGGAAGTTTACCGCCAGCTTGAATCAATCATCCGCCTAACGGTCGAGATGCCTCTGCGGAAGGCGGTCACCGCTGACAACGCAATCAGCACCATAGCCTTCGGCATCTTCTTTGCTGAGGACGATGCGACAGGGTCCATCAGCTACGGCGGCGAGCAGTACGCATCTCCAACGCTTAATTTTGTGGAGTGGGTGCGATGAGTGATGTAGAAATCATTGGCAAGCTTGAGCTTGTAAATATTAACACCCCAGATGGAGACTTCGGCTTCATTGTCGGAACGGATGGGCTATTCACTGATGTTAATGGCAAGAATTGGTTTGGGTCGCAGCTCATCAAGGCCGGAAGAGTAGAGCAATCCGTCAACGGCATAGCACCGGCGGGCGAGCTGTCCATGTCGTTCTTCCAAGATCCAGACGCGCCTGATCTGATTGGCCAAGTCAAAAGTCTCGGGAACGACTATATCAATGGGCGGCTTGTCAAGTTTTATGTGCAGCCGATCACTGACCCTTCTGAGCTTTACAATCCGATGCTCCCGCCAGAGCTTTTGATGACGCGCGTGATGCGAACATTGAAATACTCCACGTCTGGCGCGCAAAGTCGAGAGATCGCAATCACCTTTGAAAGCGTATTCGAGAACCGCAGACGCGCACGAAGGCTGGTCTACAATACAGTTGACCACAGCAAGCTGATCGGGCGCATCAATCCCTCGCTAGAGTTCATCCCAACGGTGGACTTTCAAGAGCAGAAGTTGTTTGATTGATGGATGACCTTTACCGCTTCTTAAACTCTCTGATCTCAAAGCCTTTTGTTTGGGGCGAATGCGATTGCATGATCGTCTTGGCCGATTGGGTCAAGGTCGTCCACGGGTTCGACCCAGCAATAGACCTACGATACACCTACGATAGCGCGCCATCTTGCCAGCGCGCCACTGGATACTTCACAGACCCTGTGGCAACGGTCGCGCGCTTTGCCGAAGACATTGCTAGACTTCCGAGAACGGATAAGCCTGTCAAGGGCGACATTGGCGTCGTCGAGGTTCCGACAGACGGAAAGCTGCAGTTGGCCGGTGCAATCTTCACCGGAAAGAGCTGGGCAATCAAAGCGCCACAAGGAGCCACGACAATGATCCCATATAGCGTCGCGGCAGCATGGAGTGTCGGCTATGTCCAAAACTAAGAACACAGACAACCTTCCGGTGCTACGCAAGAATACGCTTCCAGCTCGCATCCTTCGGTCGGCTCGTGTGGCGGCGTTGCTCGCATCAACTGCCATCATCCCTACACCGGCGCAGGCCATGCCGCCGGTCGTCGCCTTCGTGGTGTCGGTTGTTGGTGCAATAACTGCGGCGTTTACGGCTGTTGGCGTTGCGGTCGGCCTGACCGGCGCAGCCCTAGCAGCCTTCGCGAGCTTTGCTACGCAGCTGGTTATCGGCTTGGCGCTTGCAGCCCTTGCGCGTCTATTGATGCCTAAACCAGCCATACCAGAGCCTTCGGCGCGGATGGTGAACTACGCCCAAGCGATCACTTACATGGACACCATCTATGGCACCGTCCGCAAGGGAGGGCCGATCGCATACACCAACTTCGGAGACAAAAAGCGGGATGTGGTGGTCATCCTCGCAGGCCACGAGATTGATGGCATTGAGCAGCATTGGCTTGACGAATGGCCCGTTTCCGTTTCTGGAACAACCGTGACGACGACGCCGCCAGGATCCTTAGCAAGCATCTATGTGCGACTTGGGACAGATCCGCAGGCGACTCTTCCGGTTGTTTCAAAATACGCTGAGCTGACCAGCGCCCACGATTTTGCTGGTCTTGCCGTCGCTCAGATCTCGGCAGGAAAACCGGCATCAGACAAATTCTCCACCAACTACCCAAGAGGACGGGAGTGGGCCTACGCTCCTGTGATCAGAGGGCGCAACGACATCTTTGATCCGAGGGACGACAGCTTCAAGTTCACCGACAATGCGGCTCTTATTCTGGCCGATTGGGCCACTCGCATCATGGGTCGATCTGTAAACTGGGATGATGTCGCCACAGAGGCAAACGTGGCCGACACTCTTGTTCCCAAGAAAGGCGGCGGAACTCAGCGCAAGTGGACGATCAACGGCTCATTTGCAGAGTCCGTAGACGACGATCAGCTTCGCGCTCAGTTTGGGACGGCGTGCGATGCGTACATCTATGAAACGCCCGAGGGTGAGGTGGGCTTCAAGCTTGGACGCTACATTGAGCCGACAATCACACTTACCGAAGACGACTTTTATTCGATGACAGTTTCGGAGGGGACTTCGGAGCAGGAAGCGCCTAACGAGATCTTGATCAACTACACCGAGCCGCAAAACGCTTGGAGAGAGACTCCATCAGCGCCTTGGATTGCAGATCCAGAAGGGCGGCGCATACGCGAAGACTACTCGATATTTTTTATCAACAGTCACAATCAGGCGATCCGCATCGCCAAGCGGCTGTCACGGGCAAAACGCTCGCAGTACAAGATCAATGGCATCGTGAAATACCGCGCACATCGAATCATGAAAGAGCGGTTCATTCGGGTGAGCCACGCAGAACTCGGCATCGACGCCGTCTTTGAGGTTGACGTCATGATCCGAAACGAGGATGGAATGTCATACGAGCTTGGCCTCGTCTCGGTGGTCGCAGAAGACTTTGACTTTGATCCGGACGTGGAAGAACCTTCGCAACCTGCATATGGAGATGTCATTCCGGTTGTGGACGATGATCGTCCGACCGGAGTAACAGCGGTGTCGATCTCAATTGGCGGAACTCCTGGATTGCGCACCTCTTGGACGGCTGCGAATTCTGTCAATGCTGCTCGCGTTCGCTGGGCCGAAAAGGACACCGGAAACTGGATTGAATCTGGCGTCATTCCGGCTGGTACTCTGTTCTTTGACATCTTCCCTCTTGATGACCAAACGACATACGATATTCAGGTTGCGGCTGTCACTGGCTTTTCTGGTGCGCAACTTTCGACCTTTGAGCCTGTTGTTCCGGTCGAGGCGACGCCGGTGCTAAACTCTACTCCGCCAAATCCGCTGACGACATTTGCAACGAGCGTTCTTGGTTCCGACGTCACGATCGAATTCCAAAGCCCAAATGACCCGAACTATTTCGCAACAAGGATATATCGCGGGACAACGACAGACTTTGGGAGTGCGACAGCAATACAGACAGAATACGGCGCAGCAAACAGTGCGGACTCCTTCGTTGATGCTGGGCGTCCGGTCGGAACTTACTACTACTGGGGTGAGCCAATAAACTCTTCTGGCGTCGCTGGGGCGGTAAGCGGTCCTGAAATTGCCGAGGTCGTTTGACCTTTATTGATCTTAATCTGTCGACTGACCATAAGCTTGCCTAATTGGTCAAGATCAGCGATAATAACGACACGGCGCTTTGCGTTGTGATCGCAAGGAGAAACCATGACGACGCTCTCTGTTAAATCTGTCATCCTCGGTGATCCGGCCTCCCCGCGTCATCAGATAAACCCTTTTGAGCTGAAGACGCTTCTGGAGCAGATCCAGAGCCTTGCCGCGCTGGACTCGAATCTCTACTTCGAGGACACTTTGGCAAATCTGAACGCTGTTTCGGCACCAACGGATGGCTCGATAGGTTTCGTCTTAAACGACACAACAAACACCGGCACCTATCGGCGCGAGCTTGGAACATGGACCATAACAGCCGCGCTTCCTGCTGGCTTTTCTGGTCTTCTTCCAGATGATGCGACAGGCTTCGCAATCTTGCGCCAGTCCTATCTTGCAGGAGACACTCCTCAGAACTTCACGCAGACTCTAGACGGTTCGAGCGGCGAGGCGGATGAGTTCGTCGGAGATGTGGTTGCGACCTTTTCGGACGGAGCGTTCGTTAGGTTGTCCGGAGCTAAGGTGCTGGGCGTCCTAGAAAGAATGCGCCTTCTAGACGACACGAAGGTGGTTGTCAGCTGGAGCGTTCGCAGAAGCCTTAACCCAACTGATCCTGCCGGTGACACTGTGCGGCTCGGCATTTCTTGGTTGGACGGCCTCAAGCAGATCGTTCTGGATCAGACCGTTGCAGACGTCACCCTCACCCAAGCCATGGGCGTGTACGGCGCGAGCCGCGTGTTGGGAGAAGACATAACTCCTCCGGCGGGTGCAGTCTACTTTGTGCCTTACGTCAGAACATTCGGGCTTGATGGGCAGACAGACGTCAGGGTTCTCGGGTCGGAGAATGAGGTACAGCTTGCAAAAGAGTCCAGAACAGCCCTTCTTGCTGACCTTGCGACGAGAGCCTTGGACGCAGACAATGCCGATCTCGCCACGAGAGCGACAGACGCAGACAATGCCGACCTCGCAACGAGAGCGACAGATGCGGACAGTGCGGACTATGTTGAGGCCGAAGATGTCAACGTCCCAATACTGTTCCAGTGGCCTCAGTCTGCCATACCAGAATTCCCGATAGCCAATACGATTTACGTTGCGGAGAACGGCAGTGACCTAAACAGCGGAACCAGCTCCAGCAAACCTCTCGCAACAATCAATGCGGCGATCGAAAAGATGGAAGCCCAAGGATCTCCTTGCGTGATGATCGTTCATCCTGGCTCATACGTTGTTCAGCCAGACACCGTGATCCCTGCGAATTGCGCCCTGTACGGGTACGACCTCCGCGTGACAACGCTGACGCTTCCGGCGGGCCAAGAAGTCAACAACATGTTCCTGATGACCAGCGGGATCAAGGTTCGCGGTTTCACATTCAGAGGGTTGCAGCACGACAGCATCACGTTTGATCCAGCGACCGAGACGTACTCTGTTCCGACGAAGGGCTGGGTCTTCTCTTTCAATGCAGGAGAAGTGATTACGCGTTCACCCTACATTGCAGACTGCTCACAGCTTCACAGTCTGACACAAGAGCAACTTGTCCTCCCGATTGACCGCGCGAACGGGAATCCGGACATGCCTCTGGGGGGCGGCAACCTTCTTGCCGACGGCTCTGTTCTTGACTTGGACAGCCCTCTTCGTTCGGTCGTCGTAGACAGCTTCACGGCGATCAACCCGAACGGTGTGGGATACGCAATCACGCGCAACGCTTTCGTGCAACTGGTCTCTGTGTTTACGAACTGGTCTCGCGTCGGGTTGTGGTGCAACGAAGGTGGGCAGGTCACAGTCGCCAACTCTAACAACACATTCGGGGACTACGCTCTGGCGGCGACAGGCTTCCGGCGTTCTGTCCAGTTAGACGGGGTTCCGAACCAAGAGCTCATCACCGAGCAAGACGCATCCGCAGCAATCATCGATAGTCAGTTTGAGGCCATCGTGACTGATCTTATGGTCCGGTATTCAGGCCTTTCCGGCTGGTCAGGAACATACGACGAGCTCGCTGAGCGGGACACCCGAACAATCTTGCGGGCGATAGCGAACGACCTACGCTCTGGTCAAGATCGGGCCACGCAGTATGTGATAAAGGGATTCTTCAACTGGAATGCGGAGCTGGCGTTCAACCCATCGCTGGTCGGAATATTCACAGCATCTTGGGAC